CGTATCCCTCTAAAAGAAGTGTTGTGCTTGCTGCTGAAACACCTGCGTTTGCGGTATTCAGATCACCACCAGCACTACGAACTACATCCAACTTACCGCCATACGATAAGAAGTTTGAAGCTGCATACCAAGTTTCATAATGAAAATCTGTAGTACCTACGCCTGGTTCACCAAAAACCTCAACTAATTCTTTTTCATTATTAATTCTGGTAATCTCGTTTACTGGTCCTTTCTTAAACGGAGCAGCAATACCACCCACAACGTTGAGCGTGAAATCCACGCCACCACGAGTAAGATCGACCTCTCTTACTGAAATACCTGGAGATGCTAATCGAAGTGCCATTCTTACTCCCTGCTGTTCCCTAGATTTTGACTGAAATTATTTAGGTTTTTTCACTGTTACGAACACTTTGTTGCCTGAAATCATTGGATAGTTCTACAAAGTTATCGCTAGGTTTGTACAATTTCATTGTCTCGTTATACCACCTACATGAATTTACAAGTTCAAATTCAATGCCATGTTCGTTTGCTATATCTCTACACTCTTGTATATTGTTCTCATTATAATTGAAAATAATATAAGACCAAACAGTTTTGATTTTATACTTAGCACATCTCAACATCATCTCATATAAGAACTCACCATCTTGATTGATCCTATACTTATGACTATCTTTTGGCAACCCATCTATACCAAAAATCCATGTAACATCATGTTTCATAGAGAGCATGAATGCTTGAGTCCACCAGCTCTTTGGTTTACCTGTAGCAGCAATATTAATTCTAACTGCTCTATTCTTCCGTGTACATATCTTCAGTATCTTATGAAAGTCTGGATGAAACTGTGGGTCAGAATTCTGTCCACAAAAAGTAATTACCTCAAAGTAATCAGTTATTGATTCTATTTCTGATAATGGTAATGGTCTGCCTGGTATTTTACCTTTCTCATATCCATTTCTACCATCACGAAACATTGTCCTAGCACAGGCAGGGCATTGTAAACTACATACGTTTCCTAGATCAACATTTACGGTACGGAACTTTCGCATTTACAATACCTATAACAATTTTCAAATGCACCATGAGGAAGTAATTCAGGTTCGTTCTCCAGTTTACTGATGAACTCTGTCCATTCTTCAGACTCCAATATCTTATCTATTGGTTGCCCTATGAACTTATCTTGTATGAGTTGTGGTATAAATTTCTTCTTATGGTTATCATACCAACAACATGGAAGCAAGTGACCAGTAGCAGAGAAAGCTAATGATCCTTCTCCAACCAGACACTTAGGTTCAATCATTAATTATACTCCCACATGTATGAACGATCTCCATACTCATCTGCCTTCTTCCAATTCTCACCATCACTAGTAACAAGATCTAAATCATCTTCTAATCCATCCATAACAAATCCAAATGGTGCCATATCTTGTTCTATAGCATTCTTTTGCTCTTCATATATTCTCTTACGAACATCCTGATCTGTCATCTCCTTGAAGTAGTCTTGTGCTACCAACCATGCAAATATAACCAAACACATAGCAAGGTCATCATTACAACCTTCCTCTGCCTCGAATGATTGTTTCTTCTGTATGAATGTGGTCAGTTCACTTATAATATTATAATCCATGAAAGTAAGTTTATCTTCTTCCACCAAAGTCTTTAGGTTAGAGCAACCAAGTTTCTTAGTAACCTGACTCATCTTGACACCAAGTTGTGTCTTGACACCAGAGAATCCTGATCCAACTATTTGACCTGCTCTACCACGCATAGCAACCATGAGCAAATTCTCATACTCAAGATCATAGAACAATATAGATGCCACCTGATCTCCAATATCATTTACTTCACATAGAACATAAGCATTGTTATATGATGTTGCTACGTCATGTATGATGGAAGGAAATAGCATAGGTTTGATTTCATTATCTCTATACGTGGCAACAATCTTATATGGAAACTCTGTGATGTCAGCAACTATAAAGGCACTATAATCCTTTGAGATACCTCTTGCTACATCAACAGTTACAATATAATCTCTTCCCTTATAGGGTTTCTCATATACCTTCAACTTCCCATTCTCTTCAACAGGATTCTCAAATACCATTGCTTTCAACTTCGCTGCTGATATCAAAGTATCAACAGATCCTAAGAACTCACACTCAAACTCAATAGCAAACTGTTGTTTACTAGTGTTTCTTATAGTTTGATCTTTCCACTTAGCATCCCTACCAGGAACCTCAGACCAATGTACCTCCGTTGGAGTGTACTCATTCTGCCCCCGTTCAGCATCATGCCACATTCTATAGAAGTGGTTCATACCATGAGGGGTAGATACTATTATAACCTTGGTAGATTTACCAGAAGATATAGTAGGATAAACAGACGCAAAGAAATCATCTGCCAAGTGGTTCTGCACGAATGCAAACTCATCAAGGAAGATGATATTGAAAGACATACCTCGAACAGCAGATGCAGATGTAGATGCTGCTATGATCTTGGAACCGTTTTCCAGTTCCATTGATCCTTTGTTCCAAGCGATGATGCCCTGCTGCATCCAAGACGGCAAGTTCTCATACGCCAGCTGTAGTCTGCCGAGTAGATCTCTAGCAGTTGCTGCTTTGTTTGCGAGGATTCCAATATTGACGTTATCGTTGAATATTGCGTAATGGAGTAAGTAAGATACTACAGTTGTAGACTTACCAGTCTGACGAGGCATCTTACAGATATTGAATCTGTGCTTATGGAAGTTTGAAATCAACTTCTCCTGAAAAGGATACATTTCAAAGTTGACCAAACCCTCGTCTACGTTAACAATTTTTATATGTTCGTGCGTAAAATAAACTGGATCGTCTTTACACTTTAGGAACTCTGCAATATGTTCCTTAGTGAATTCGGTTTGTGTATTAGCCTTCTTTAGATTCGGATTACCAAGATAGATGTCACTTTTTGCAGCCATAATTTATTTTGGAGTAAAAACAGCAGCCTCTATATACTGACTAAAAGATTTTTCTTCCTTAGCATCATACCCTGATGTAAAAGCACTTACACCACTTTTTGCCTTGCTTCCAACATAACCTGCTACTTTTGCAGATGCATTAGCAACTTTAGCACCTGTCTTCAATCCTGATTTTATTTTATCTTTTCTTTTATCTGTGAGTTTATCAATTGCTTTTAGTTTTCTCTCACCTCTTTTAGTTCTCTTATCATCAGGACCATCAGGTTCACCTACCCTAGGATTCTGCTTCTGCGTAATTGGACCACCCTTTTCTCTATTCTCACCCTTTTTCTTATCATCAGCAGCAGGTAGATCACCTCTCTCATAACCAACAGTCTTAGATTTAGTGGTTATTGTTTTTCCTGGTGTTTTTCTTGCTGGATCATCTTTTCTAAAAACACCTTCAAAATCTTCTTTTACTGATGCTCTTGCCTTCTTTAGTTTTTCTAGAGCAGCATCAAGTTTTGCTTTCTTCTTTAGAGCAGAAGGTTTCTTTCTTCTGGATACTTCTTCCCACTGATATTCATTTCGTAAATGATTTATTGCATTCTGTGCAGTATCAAGTGCAGATGATTTGAAAGTAGTCTTCAATTGATTTCCAGCATTCTGCCTACCCTGCTTAGTAAGAAGATCTTTGACACTAATATTCTTGTTTTTATTCAGAAAACCTTGAACACCACCGTGGATGATGTCATTTACAGTTTTAGGTTTAGGTTTTTCTAGAGTAGGATTTTCCATAAGATTATTTAGCTTTCTTACCCATCTCCTTTAGCATTTTTTGAAGGTCAGCTGTGCTACCCACAAACAGAGAATTGTTAGTGACATTCTTTGGACCTTTATCCTCATCCAAATCTTTCATCTTCTTTTGAAGATCTATTAACTTATCTGTAGTATCTGCAACATGCTTGATAAGTTGACCAGCAACTTCATATGCTCTTGGATGCTGTGAATCTTGACATACATCCAATATACCATTGACAGCCTCCTGTCCTTTCTCTACAAGGTTATAGAGTTGTCCTCTACTGTACTCATAGTCCTTTGTTGGATCATCTTGATCCTTTACCTGTTTTGCAATTTTTCTTTTCTCTCTGACAATTTCTGACTTTACGTCAAGTGCCTTATCAATAGGATCATAATCATTGTTCATTACTGAACCTCCACATCTTTTCCTTGTACGGTACTATATTCGAGACCATCATTACCAAAGAATGATTTAACCTCACTGAATCCAAAGTCATCACCAACCTCAATTGCTGCACTATCAGTAGCATCAACTTGATTTATAGTATCACCAGTGTAGTGCTCACTGATGGTGGTACCAAATTGACCTCTATGTACTATTACATTGTTACCATCAATCTCCCTAATATACATAACTTCTTCATTGATTTGAATATAAGTCTGTGTATTGATACTACCCATATTACTCAACTTGATTAGAGTCTTCCTCTTATCTACATTTGCAGTTAAAGTAGAAGCAGCGTCGTCATTATAATCTTTGGTAGCCTGTGGAGTAACAGTATATCTTTGTGCTCTTGGTGCTCTAATATTTGTAGAGTAGTCCACCTGAACCTTCTTGATAATACCGTTCTCATCTGTTGGAAGTTCTTGATAGAAGTATGTCTTAGCAACAAAGTCTAAATCATATTGTATAAATCTCCTATTAGAATAATCTCCTTCATACTCATCAGTAAAGGATACGTTTCTTAGAGTAAATGGTATATCTCTTTTCTCTTCTACTCCTTCCAACATATTAATTGTAACAGCATATGATGGTTGGAAGAATGGTAATATCTGCTCTATTATTTGTAGAGAATCATCTTGTAACTTAGTAGCAAAACTCAATCTAAATCCTATATCATAAGGAACAGGAAGATACATCTTCTTGACCTTAGTTTTAGATGCTGGACTCTTCATTGTAAACTTAGTTATCGGAGATGCTTTCCTTGTAGTGTCGTAGGTAAAGGATGACATCTCAAATGATAACCTAGGCAAAGTAATTGCTACGTTGTCATCAAAATTTTGTTGTTGTTCTATTCTTGATAAGAACCTTTGCATAGGACCATATGCAATAGGAACTTTTACTTGACTTATAGACTTACCATCACTAGCAAATTTCTTGACACGGATGTTATTGAACAGTGTACCAAAGGCAATCACTGACTTGCGTATCGTTTCATTGTAAAAATAACTGCCTAACATTATACCTCACCAAATGGATTTTGTTCTGTGAAATCTAGAATAGATGTATCTGCATACACCTCAATTTCATCACCAGTGTTCACCACGTCATCATCATCATAGTCAATGCTATTTAGAATGTAGGCTGCACCAGCATTTGTGTAGATAGTTTCACCAACAGAGAAGTTGTCTGAAAGGTTTCTTGCCAATAGTGTTCCTGTTGGTTTATCCCATTTGGATACTCTTGCAGTTGTTAATGAAGATGCACCAGTAATCATCTCACCATATAAGAAGGTTCCAACTCCAACTGTTGATCCAGTACCAATAGTAATTGTAGGAGCAACAGTATATCCATAACCACTGTTTGTAACTTGTATGTCAGATACAACTCTAGTTGTTGTATTGATAAATGCAGTAGCGATAGCAGTTTGACCACCTGCAGGTGCAGCAGTAAATGTAACTGTAGGAGCAACTGAGTATTGCTGACCTGCAGCAGTAAGAGTTACAATTCCAACAGAACCAATAGTTCCAATACCAGCAGATGCAGTTGCACCAGAACCTTTTCCGTCATCTGGTAGGAATTGTACGGTTGGTGTAGCGGTATATCCAGCACCAGGATCAGTTATCTCAATCTTATCAACCATCAATGATGTGAAGTTTCTAGTACCAGTAGTACTTGTTATTGCTACTGCCTGTGCAGTTCTACCAGCTCCTATAGGTGGAGAAATCTGAACTCTTGGTGCATTAGTATATCCAGTACCACCAGTTATCATGTCTATCTTATAGACAGCACCACTCTCTAGACTTGTTACAGCAGTTGCTGTTGTACCTGCAGCAACCAACGTCATAGTTACATTATATCCAGCAGTCTCAAAGTCATCGTCAACAGCAGTAAGTCCTGTATCAATCTCTTCATCCTCATACTCGAATGGTTCTAGTGTGAGTTGATATGTATAATTCTCTTGTAATTGATAGAAGTTATGAACATCATCTACATACTTGATCTCAAATAATATATCTCTCAATGGAAACCACAATAGATCACCTTCTAGTGGTCTTGTAGGGTCTTTAGATAATCCAGTTACACCCGTAAGTAATGGTGTAATGTATTCTTTATATCTTACTTGAGATATCAATACCTTCATCTCTGCAGTAGATCTAACACCGAACTTAGTCAGCATGTTATATCCACTATCAAACCCTTCATAGGATTCAATATATGCTTCTATTGGGAATGCTCTATCAAACTTTGATGTAGTTACTTCACGTAATACAGTCTTAGTATTCACAAAGATACGTGGCATATAGATGAACTCTATGCCATGCATCGATATAGTTTCGTTGATCAGATCCTGTACTAGGTGCTGTTCACTTTTACTACCTTGTAGAAAGAAGGGATTTAGTGCCATTAGCCAATCATATCCATTACTGGTAATTCATATTCAGTTGCCATCTTATCTTCTAATGCTTGAATTTCAGCAACACCATCTTCATAGATCTGTCTACCATTTAGTTCTACACCACCTGGTAGTTTTACACCTTGATATTTGATTAGGTTTTGCCCCCACTGCTTTTTCAATTTTGCAGTTAGGTATTTTCTGACCCATCTATCCTCATATACATTACGAAACTCCTCAGGATCTAATACTCTATAACATTCTATAATAAGATAATCATCTTCTTTCAAACTAGAGTAATCAGTGTCAATATATAATCTATTTTGTCTTCTATTAAATCTTATCTGCTTATCTGGATGTAATATAAAATCAAGATCTTCTAGGTATCTCTTAGTCTGTGTGTAACTCAAGAGTTCCATAGAACTAAAGTAATATATCTCATTCAA